CCTCAATATTTATTCCACTTGACAGTCCACTCGTGATAGTTCCTGTTCCATTAATTAAAGTGGTGGCACTTAATAAAGCACCCTTATCACCCATGATAATAGAATAAGGGATGTTAGTCCCCGTTGGAAATCCATCACGCTTAATCTGCTCTTGTATATCTTCATACTGAGCCTTACCGTAATAACCTCTCATTGTGTGAGGGGAAATAAAGAACAACGGATTAGTTGTGCCACTGTGATTGTGACCGCATATTTTATTTACATATGAGTAGTTACAGATTAGCATACTACGCGTATTTAAAAGATAAACCTTTTGTTTTTTTATACTTCCCTTCTAACACGCCTTTAACATTAGATTTCGATGTATTAGCGTATCTAGCGGCTTCTTTTATTGAAGAAAGAACAATATTATGTTCAATGCAAATAACTTTCTTAGAAACACTTTCTCTTATTTTTTTAAGTTTGTTTTTAGTTTCTTCAGAATGCTTAAACGTAGACATATACTCTCTTCTTTTAGCTTTAAATTCTTCTGAGCATTTCCATCCGCCTCTTTTGCCATGAGTTATAGAGTAATTTTTAGCTCTTAATCCTTGTGCTTCTCTTTTCTCTTTAGTCCAATAATTTTTTTGCCACTCGCGTGTTTTGATTCCTGTGTTTTTTCTCATTTCATCAGTCCAAACCCTATTCTTATTTCTTTCTATAAGAAGCGATTTTTCGTAATCAGATACCGTTCTACCAACTCCACCATCTCCACCAAGAGTCAAGTTATATCCATAATTTTCATCTCTTGAGTTTAATTTACTTATCCAAAAAACTTCTCTTTCTGCCCAATTAGAATCCTCACATCTTTCTATTTCAGAAAACTCAAATGAATCTTTATCTATATTCCATGCAGACTGAAGGTATTTGTTATAGTGCTTATTTTTTTTCAACAATAACATATGACTATAAATCCTTTTAGACAAAGACTGTTTAGTTTTACCAACATAAACTTTTCCGTTAAAAGAATTATATATTTTATATATTATTGTCATGACCACACGAAATTCAACTGACCCGAAATTGCCGATGAAACAGGAGTGGCTGCACCAGAGCCCCATCCAAAGTAAATTGCCGCTCCGTCATAAATACGTGGCATTGAAGGGTATTCAAATAAGAAGTTACGCTCACTTGCAAGTCCTAAAGTACTTATAGGAAAACGCCCTAATTCCTTCACTAAAGCCACTGTATAACTTCCCGATACATAAGATGTTGAATTTTGAATAGTGTTAATTTCAGCTATTCCAGCATCACCAGCCTGTAAAGGCATCATGTAATTATACTTCCCTGTTCCTGTTGCACCCGTATAAATTATCTGAGAGTTAGGGCAAGCAGTCTTTCCAATAGGAAGTACAGTTGGTGTAGCTCTACTTGTCGCTTGAGCTGAGTTAGTATATCCTAAACTCATGTTAGGAGTAGCTGCGCCTAATGGAGTAGCTGAAGGATTAAAAATAATAGCTTGAACACCCGCGCCATTTGTATATCTTGGTAACAACCAATTTAATGTGTGCGTCCCTGTTCCTGTTGTTGTAATGTCAATCTCTGTTCCTGCAATAGCATTAGCATAAGTAGTAGCTAGTTTATAAGTGCCATTATCAATTCTAATTAAATAATAATCAGTAGCCGTTGCTAAAGGAGCAGGGAGAGTAGTAGTAGTTGTACATCTTACTCTTGTTCCTGTAAGTAAATTACTTGGAATAGAAGTAGTGGACGTATAAGTCATTATATTCGTTCCTGCATCTGCTGTAAACGTAGCAGTACGAGTTGAAATAGTATTAGTAGTAGCTTGAGCCGTTGCGGTAGTTACAGTAGTTACACGGTAATAACCTATAATATCCCATATAGCTAATGTACCGGGAGCCATCGTTGCGGCAGCCGTTACAGCATGACCACTTAATAAGTATTTATTATACCCACTTTCTTGAACATTTCCCCCATGTTGTAAAGTTCCTGCACTTGTTGTGTTATCAGAAACAGGAATAAATGTTAAGTTAGCCCCTGTGTCAAACAAAGCATCAGCAGGTGGATTACCCGCGCCTCTCGCTAAGGAGTGCCATTCATTTGCCACACATACGGTGGTTGGTTGCATATTCTTTCCGAAGGGAGCGTTCCATGCTTGCCCTAAACTTAGAGCTTGTATAATTTGGTCGTTTGAGCTAAATCCAGCCATTGTGTTTTATTTTAATTGTTAAATCCATATAACCTTTAGGTCTCCTCTTAAAACAGTTGTCGCCAACGATGCTTGAGGTAAAACCACAAAGTTTAAAAAAGCATTATCGTATATTCTTATTATATCCGTAGTAGGTATTAAAAAATCTTTTTCGTAAGGCGTTGCAATAGTTCCCGCAGTTGAAATACCACCTTCTCTAAAACAAGTTTGAGCTAACGGCTTCACTAAAATAATAGTAAATAGCCCTACATCTGTTCCACTTATCATTGTTACACTCTCAACCGCACGAACACCACTATCACCTGCCGCTAATGGAATCATCCAATTAGCGCTGTTCTGAATAGCCCTATCACTGTTAGTAACACTACCAATAAAAGCAGCCGCGTTCTGAGTGCATATACTACTTAATTGACCCGTAACACCATCTTGATTAGTGTACTTAACTTGAAATGTTTGACCGCCCGTTCTAACACCCGTTGTAATAGCCATCATTTGAACACCTTTCCCGTCAGTATATCGCGGCAAAGTAACAGTGTTGTCCATTACCTGCTCATCTAAAGTACCATCATCTATTGATGGATAGTAAAGTAAATAATCTAACAGAATAGCATTCGCAGGAGTAGCTTGAGTTGTACTTGTAGCTTGCGCCATAGTAGTAATACTTCTTAAATACTTCTCACTAGGAGAAACATTTGGCCCGTGATAAAAACCACCATCAGAACTTTGAGTGATTTGTTTAGCTATTAATGGAGCTGCGTCAAACCAATACTTAGGTGTTGGCATCCCCGGACTCATAGATAAATCAAACCATATTCCTATGGTAGTAGCTTGAGACGGAGTTTTACGCCAAATGTAATTTCTTACTTTGCCCGCTAACTCAGAGTCCACCACTTCACCTATGCTTTTTAGTCCTGCCATTAATTTTTAAATTGACTTCTGCCGTATGCGTGACCTTCTAACTCCATAGTTATAGGAGCGTTCTTTTCAATCACCTCACCACTAGGCAAAGTCACTTCTACTTTGCAATCGCAAATTCTTACAGGGGCGTTGCCTTCGACAACCAATACTCCCTTATTACATTTACTACACTTATACATATTAATCTTCAGTCACGGTCAAACTTGTCGCAGAAAATTGTGGTTGGATACCCGTTGATACTGAACGAGAAGCTGTTAAGGCTCCACTATAAAGAATCATTCCCGCAGTCGGGTAATCCTCTGCTCCAATACTTACATAAGTAATAGTTTCAGAACCCGAAGTGCACTCAGGGAATTGAGCTAAAGCTGTATTTACAGCCGTTGCTCCCGAAACAGTCCATCCACCCGCTGAACGAGCGATAGCTACACGGTCATAAGAACCATAAGCACATTCATTTGTTGTTTGGTTGCCTGCTTCACCGGGGTCTGCCGTGTGCAAGGCTAAGTAGAAACTACCTGCCGTTGCAGAGTTTTGTAATCCTGCCGCATCTCCGATGTTAGCAATGTCTACGTTATTGAAGAGAAGTTGTAATAAACTGTTCTCAAATTGGTTCGATTTACTCATTTTATTGTTGTTTAGCTGTTACTGATTGTATATACCCGTTATTATCTCTTATTACATCAAAAGTCCATTGTTTCTTCTCTTCTTCCTTGCTTTCTTGGGCTTTTAATGCCTTAATTTCATTGATTAACTCTTGTAACAAATTTACAACTTCCTTTTGATTAATTTCTGTTTTCTGAACTGTAATCTTAGGGGATTGTAAAACTTCTAGCTTTTTTGTTAATAATTCAACCGCAGAGTTCAATCTTCCGATTAACTCAGTTTCATCT